GAGGATCCTGAGAAGTCTAAAAATCCTTTTGCTTATTTTACGCAGGTTATACACTATGCTTTCCTTAGAAGAATTCAAAAAGAAAAGAAACAATTAGATATTAAAACAAAGATTATTGAAAGAAGTGGATTTGACGAAGTTATGGCAGTTGATGATAATGCAATGTCAGGAAGTAGTTCTGATTTCAATACTATTAAAGATAATATTCAATATCGTAATAATAATCGATGAAATTAGGATTAATTGGAATTATTTTTATTATACTTTTACATTTTATAGGTATATCTGTGTCAGAATTTTACACAAACCCGAATGACAATGAAATTTTATGGAGAGATGAATGAAAGTTGCCATAATTACAGATACTCATTACGGTGCACGTAAGGGATCTACATCTCTTCATGAGTATTTTCAGTTATTCTATGATAACGTATTCTTTCCTACCTTAGAAAAGGAAGGCATAGATACCATAATTCATATGGGAGACATATTTGATAGTCGTAAATCAATCGATTATCAGAGTTTGGAGTGGTCAAAGAAGGTTGTCTTTGAACCAATGAGAAAGTATAAAGTGTATGCAATCACTGGTAATCATGATTGTTATTATAAAAATACTAACTATGTAAATTCACCAGAACTTTTGTTAAATGATTATTCAAATATATCAACCTTTTCAAAAGCAACTGAAGTCAATTTAAATGGATTAGATATATTATTATTACCTTGGATTAATTCTGAAAATTATGAGCATACAACTAATCTAATCAATGAAACCAAAAGTAAGGTGGCAATGGGTCATCTTGAACTGAACGGATTTAGAGCTACTCGTGGTCATATGATGGAGAATGGAATGGATGTTGATATATTCGATAAGTTTGATGTAGTTTATTCTGGACATTTTCATACAAGATCAACTAACGGAAAGATACATTACTTAGGTAATCCATATGAGATGTATTGGAATGATGTAAATGATACAAGAGGATTTCATATCTTTGATACGGATGACCTCACTCATACTCCAGTTAACAATCCTTATAAATTATTCTATAACGTATATTATGAAGATAGTAATTATAAATTATTTAATACGACTGAATATAAAAATAAAATTGTTAAATTGATCGTTCGTAAAAAATCTGATCCTAAAAACTTTGAAAAATTTGTAGACAAACTTTACTCTTCTGGAATTAAAGATTTAAAAATAATTGAAAATTTTGCAATAGAGGAAGGTGAGAATTTTGAAATAGAGGAAGAGGAGAGTACAATTTCAATATTAAATCGTTATATTGATGAATCTGATATTGAATTTGATAAGAATATTATCAAAAATATTTTTCAAGATCTTTATCGACAAGCCTGCGAGGTAGAGTAATGTATCTCTTAACACTCAAAAATAAAAAAGAAGAGGGAGTATATGCTGTAGATGATCGGCGTGGAAATCTTGTTTTGTTTTTATTTGAAGATGAAGATGATGCGACTCGATATGCTATGATGTTAGAAGAAGATGAACAAAAAGAAATGGTCGTTGTTGAAATTGATGATGATCTTGCATTGAAAACATGTAAAATGAACAATTACAAGTATGCAGTAATTACACCTAATGACATTGTTATTCCACCCAAAAAATGATAACTTTTAAAACTATAAAATGGAAAAATTTTCTTTCAACTGGTGACTATTGGAATGAAATTAATTTTTTACAAGAAAACACAAACTTAATAATTGGTACTAATGGTTCAGGTAAGTCAACCATGTTAGATGCTTTAACCTTTGCTCTATTCAATAAACCTTTTCGTAAGATAAACAAATCACAGTTGATGAATACTGTTAATGAAAGAGATTGTCTTGTTGAATTAGATTTTTCTGTAAATAATCGTGACTACATTGTTCGAAGAGGGATGAAACCAAATATATTTGATATTGAGATAGATGGGAATTTAATGCATCGACAGGCAGATGATAGATCAAATCAAAAAATATTAGAAGAAAGTATACTAAAGGTAAATTATAAATCCTTCACACAAATTGTTATACTAGGTAGCAGTACATTTGTTCCATTTATGCAGTTGAGTGGCACTAATCGTAGAGAAGTTATCGAAGATTTACTTGATATTAGAATTTTTTCGGCTATGAATAGTTTAATAAAAGATAAAATCAGAGTTAAGAGGGAACAAATTAGATCTCTTGATCTTAAAAAAGATAATCTGAAAGATAAAATGACAATGCAAAAGAATTTTATCAAAGAATTAGAGGAGAGAGGTAAGAATGATATTACAATCAGTAAAGATAAGATTAATAGTTTAATTACAGAAACTGATAACTATGTTTCAACTAATGAGAATTTAGAACTTGAGGTAACTGGACTTATAGAGGATCAGGAAAAGGTTACAGGTGCAGGAAAAAAGTTACTAAAGCTTAACAATTTGAAGGGTAAATTATCCAATAAAGTAACAACCCTTACTAAAGAACACAAGTTTTTTAAGGATAATGTATCATGCCCTACATGTACTCAACCAATAGAGGAAGAGTTTCGTTTAAATAGAATTACTGACGTTCAAACTAAAGCTAAGGAACTTAAGAAAGGTTATAAAGACCTTGAAGAGACCATCAAAAAAGAGCAAGACCGAGAACGTCAGTTCCAAAAATTATCAAAGGAGATTACTAAACTCAATAATGACATTTCTCAAAATAACACTCGCATCTCTTTTAACCAAAGACAAATCAGAGATCTTGAATCAGAAATTCAAATTACTACCGAGCAATTTAAAAACAGAAATACTGAACATGAAAAACTAAAAGAGTTTAAGGACAATCTTAAAAATACAATTGATGAACTTTCAGTTCATCGAGAAGATATAAATCACCACGACTTTGCATATTCCCTACTCAAAGATGATGGTGTTAAAACAAAAATTATAAAAAAATATCTACCATTTATCAATCAACAGGTAAATCGATACCTGCAATTGATGGATTTTTATATAAATTTTACTTTAGATGAAGAGTTTAGAGAGACTGTAAAATCTCCTATCCATGAAGATTTCTCTTATGCATCTTTTAGTGAGGGTGAGAAGATGAGAATTGATTTGGCACTTTTATTTACTTGGAGAGAAGTTGCAAGAGTCAAGAACTCAGTAAATACAAATCTTCTAATTATGGATGAGGTATTTGATTCATCTCTTGATGGTTTTGGTACAGATGAATTTTTAAAAATAATTAGATATATAATAAAGGGAGCAAATATTTTTGTCATATCTCATAAGTCTGACTTAAATGATAAGTTTGAAAATGTAATTAAATTTGATAAAGTCAAAGGATTTTCTAAGATTTGTTCTTCTCAACATTACGAACAATGAACACACCTAACTGGCAACATCACTCTAAGAAGGAGAAAAAACGAAAACTTAAACCACAAGCTCTACGTTCTGCAAGAGAGAGACGTAGACAGTTATTAAAGTGTCTACTCAACCCTGCCAACGGTAGGGTTTCTTTGTATAATGAAGTATATCAAGCAAAGATCTCATGACCATCCAATACGAAATCAAATCACAATTAGCAAAGTTACTTGCAACAGAAGACCTTGTTGTTGAGCACAAGAAAGTTGAGACTGCATCATTCAATATTGTAAGTCGAGTATTGACTCTACCGATGTGGGAAAACACAACAGAAGATGTTGTTGATATGTTAGTAAGTCATGAGGTAGGACATGCACTCTATACTCCGAATGAAGAGTGGTATAAAGAATATGAAATCAATCCAAATGTTGTTAATGTTGTAGAGGATGCACGTATTGAGAAGTTAATGAAACGTCGTTATGAGGGCATCTCAAAGACTTTCTATAGGGGTTATACAGAGTTACATAAAGAAGATTTCTTTTCTGTAAAGAAAAAAGATATTTCTAAGTTGAGTCTTGCAGATCGTATCAATCTATTCTTCAAGATTGGTTCACACTACAGAATTTCATTCACAGATTATGAGCAGACACTTGTAGATCGTGTTGCAGCATGTGAAACATTTAAAGATGTACTAGAAGTATCCAGAGACATCTACAACTATTGTATGGAAGAGATCGAAAAGAGAAAGCAAGAGCAGGAGACAGAGCAGGAAGCAGGACTAGAGATGGATAGTGGTGACGGTCAAAATAGTGGTGGAACAGGATCAGAACTTGAAGATGTAAAAGACGATTGGTATGATGAAGATGGTAACATGACTGAACCTGATGAAGATGGTTCCGATGTTGAGAGTCATCAAGTTAGACCAGAAGGAATGAGTGGTGGTGGTTCTCAAATGGGCACAGGTGGATCTGAAATTGCCGAGACTGCTGAGAGTCTTGAGAGAGCACTAAAGAATCTTGCAGTTATGGAAGGTCTAGAAAATCACTATCTAGAATTACCTGATGTTGATACAGATCAAATCATTATCGACAATGAAGTTATTCATGCAATATGTGATGCCCACTTCACAGGAATGCGTGAGGATTATGCTGAAAGAAGTAAAGAACCAGGTTCTGAAAGAGAGTGGTCAGTGTATAGTTTAGACGAAGCACTTAAGGCAATGGCAGAAGCAGATAGAGAGTTTCTTAAGTTCAAGAAAGAAGCACAGAAAGAAGTAAATTATCTTGTCAAAGAATTTGAGATGAAGAAGTCTGCAGGTGCCTATGCTCGTGCTACTACAAGTCGTACTGGTATTCTTGATACAAGTAAATTGCACACTTACAAATACAACGAAGACCTATTTAAGAAAGTTTCTATTATTCCAGATGGTAAGAATCACGGTCTAGTATTCATTCTTGATTGGTCTGGTTCAATGTCTCGTGAAATGTTGGATACTATCAAACAACTTTACAATCTAATCTGGTTCTGCAACAAAGTTCAAATACCTTTTGAAGTTTATGCTTTCACTGAAAACTTCCCTAATGTAAATGAAGAAGGTGTGGCAAAAGAATCCTATAAACCAAGAGTTGGGTTGTTTAAAGTCAGACCAGGTTTTAGTTTGATGAATATATTTACCAGTAAGGTTCGTGGTAAAAACTTGGAGAAACAACTAATCAATTTCTTCCGTATTGCCACAGCATTTAGTGT